CTGGAAAAAACGAATATTTCCATGGATCAAATGAAAGAAGCTATGGAATCTATGAAGGACCAAGTTCCAGCAGCTATATCAAAGCACATGGCTATGACTGATTTGGCAACAACAACTTTGTCAACTATCAATGACATATTGGAGCAACTGAAGGGTGGAATGTCTGAGGTATCAGACAAGTTCATTGGACTCAAAAATAAAATCACGTCCATGAATCCTGTAACACTAATCTTGAGTGTGATCATGTGTTTTGTTGTGGCATCCATGCCGACAAAATATATGATTGGACCAATATTATTGTTGATGGCATACCTTTTTGGTTGGCACAAATCTGTGATTGAAAAGTTGAAAGAGATTTTGGGTAAGTACCAATGGTTTGATGGTTGGCAATTTCAGGATGGAGAAGAACAACTAATACCTTTCATAGGTCAAATTATCTTTACACTACTGGCATTTTTTGGTATTTCTCAGATACCCACAGATAAATTCTATGATAGTTTGTTGCGCCGATTGGACATTATTCCTAAAGCTATGACAGGAGCAGGAAAAATATGGAATGCAGCTGGTGACACTTACCGTGCTGTTGAAATGGAATTCAAAGTCCTCTTTCTTGGAAAGGATCGTGAACGTTTGCTTGATGAAGCAGAAGTTGGTGAGCAAGTTGTGAAATGGGTCCGTAGAGTGGATCATTATTTGCAAGTCAAAAATCAAACCGCATTGGCGAAAGATCAAGATGCGGTGTCCGAGGTTACACAACTATTCGATCAAATGTCCCGATGGAAGTACACACGTACGTGGAAAACAATGAGTAAAGAAGCGCAGAGAATAATCGATTCATTAGTTATACATGTTACTAAATTGTATGGTTTGGTGTTGAAATCAAGTGTTCATGAAGGTGGTCCTAGAATGTCACCATTGGCAATCATGTTGTCAGGCATTTCAGGACGAGGAAAGACTCATTTGATGATACCATTGACTTATGCTTTACTGCATGGACGTGGTCATCGAGGAAACTATCGCAATGAGTTTTATCCAAGGAACTATGAAACTGAGTACTGGGATGGTTACTGTGGTCAGAAAGTTGTACATTTTGATGATGCTTTTCAAGTAAAAGATTCCGTGGCGAAACCATCAGCCGAGTTCATGGAAGCCATTCGTGTCAACAACGTTGCACCATGTCACGTGCATGGGGCAGACACTTCCGAGAAAGGACGATTCTTTTCATCTGAAATTTGTATTTATACGACCAATTTGAACAAGGAATTCCAAAAATACATAGTTTCGTTGAATTGTCCAGAAGCTGCTTTGCGTCGTTTGAACATGAATGCTTTTGAAGTTTTTAACAAGCG